GTTGCCGTGGGCAGCCGTCTTCGCTCGGGCGGCATCGACTGCCGCCCGCTGGTAGTCCCGAGGGATCATGTTGGTGTCTCCGCTTACTGAGCCCAGAACGGCGCACCGCCGTTCGAGGAAGCCATGGCCGGTGCGCTGGTGGCGGGCGCATATGCGCCGGGCGTAGTGCCCATCAGTGCGGCGTATTCAGGATGCTGCGGGCCGATGGCAGCGACGATAACGTTGCGGCCTTGGTCGCTGGGATCGTTCTTGTCCCGCTCGATCCCGATCTTGGCGATGAAGGTCAGGCCGCTCATATCCCCGAAGCTGCGGATCGTGCGCTTTGCACGGGCCTGGTCCGAGGTGTCGTCCGAGCGGACGCCATGCGCGGACTCGAGGATGCCGCGCAGAAGCGCCCTGCCGCGGTTCGCATAGGTGTCCTCGGCGCCGGTATCGGCGTTACGACCACGGAAGCCGATGCGCGTATAGATACGGCGGCGCGCATGCGGGCCTTCTTCGATGACGCCTTCGGTGTTGAGGTAGAGCGCGGAGCTGCTTTTGCTCTGCGTCAGCCAGCCTTCAGGACCAGCGCCACCAGGGCGGATGGTCAGGTGGATGCGTACCAGCGTGTTGGCGGGAATAAGGGCGAAGGCCGAATCCTGAGTGTCGGCGCTGTTGAAATCCATGTCGATCATGTTGTTACGCTCCAGCTTGCGCGGTGTTGGTGTCGGGAAGTTCGAAGTCGAGGCGGGTCGCCGGCGGCGCGGAGAGCGGGCCGCGGATCTTATCCATCAGGCGCCCGAGATGGGCGGGTTCGATGGTGGTGAGACGACCGGACCGGTCCTTGGCGGGGAAACCGAACTCGTTGAGGGTCGTGCAGACGAAGGCGCGGTACGGAGCCCCTTCCGCCGGACGGATGTCGGCAAGGGTCACGATCTCATCGACGATGCCGGGGAGTTCGAGACCGGTCTTGCTGCCCTCAATCTGCAGGGAGAAGAACGGGCGGTTGAAATCGTCCAGCCGCTTGTCGAGCAGCCCGACCAGCCACACGTTCTTGTCCGGGGTGTGCTGCAAATGGGTCAGCCAGCCGATCATCTCCTGACCGAGCAGGCCATAGGCTCCGCGCATGTCAGCCTTGCCGCTGCGATCGGAAGTCGCCTGCGGCTGGCCCTTGGCCCACTGCAGGCAAAGGCGCGACGCCACGGTGATCGAGTCCACGAAGATTGTGTCGTACTTGGCGAGGACGTTGGGCGGGCCGAAGGCATTGCACACCCGCGCGTAGTCGGCGCGGCTGTAGCTCTGGTCGTCACGCATGGCCGGATTAGGGCCTCCGATCCAGCAGGCCAGGTCGCGTGCACGGTCCCAGTCGCGGATACGGATTTCATCGCCCGGCCAACCCTGAACGGCAAGTTCGCCAGCCTCGAGGTTCAGGAAAAGCGTCTTGTTCGGGTCGAGCGTCCAGAGCTGCGACGTCTTGCCGATACCGGAGGTGCCCGTAAGCACCCCCTTGATACCGCGACGTTCCTTAAGGCGTTCGTCGGCCGTGATGATCTGCAGCGGCCCGCTGCTGAAGGGGGCGCTCACTTGCCGCCCTCCGGATCGCGCAGCGCTGCTTCAACCGCGTTGTCGCAACCGTGGGCACCCTGACGACGGGCACGCTTGACGATCTCGCTGAGCCCGTAGGCGATGGTGTTCAACGCGGTCGCCTGGCGGGAAATCGCTACTTCGGCGAAGGCTACTTCGTCGAGAGTGGCATCCACCGTCGGGATGTAGGCGGCGGGCTCGTCACCCATAGCCGGCACAGTGAGAATTTCAGGCACCTCGCGCAGCCACAGGGACTTGCGAAGGCGCTTGAGAGGCGAAGTCGTAATCATTTCGAGGGTCTCCCCGTTTCGTCGGTGGGACCAGGGTTCGTCAGGCAAACATCTGCCGGGCCCGACGCCGCCCTGGAGCACGCGGTCGGGTTGTTCCCCACTGGGGGTGTTATATTCGCCCGAAGGCCCGGCATGATTTGGCGAGGGTTCGAGCGGCGCTGCCGTCGTCCTCTGCTAGTCATCTACCGGCGGAGATTCCGAACTGTCGGGATGAGGCCGAGATATTCCTCGAGCCCCCAGTCCTCAGCGGCCTGACGGATCTGCTCCTTGCGCTCGTATATAGTCGACCGGTGCAGCCCTGCCTCACGCGCGGCCTCACAGACGTTGTCCGCGGCCAGGATCGCGACGTAGCGCTGCAACACCGGCGGCAGGTCGCCGAGGAAACGAGCGACATCGCGGGCAAGGCCAATCTTCAGTTCGTCGAGGGCATAGGGATTTTCGAGTTCGTCCAGCTTGTCGATCAGGCTGGCACCTTCCTCTTCGTCATCATTGGCAACCACGAAGTCGAGCGAGATTGTGATGCGTTCGGCACGCAGCTTGTGGGTCGATGCCGTGAGGCTCGCGACCCGGTTGGTGACGACGCGGTCGGCGAAGGTGTCGAAGGATGCGCGGTCAGGATCGAACCTGTCGCGACGACGCAGGAGGTCGAGCATCAGCTCCTGCTCGATGTCTTCCTTGTCCATGCCGGGCAGCGAGCCGCTGCGTGCCAGCTTGGCCGCCTGATATTTGATGTTCCGGATTACGCGGGGGGAGATGCCGCCATAGCGGTTGTTGAGCTCCATTAGGGTTCGCCTTGATCTGCGGACCAGCTCGGGGGCTGGAATGCAGGTCACCGGCGAATTTTCGTTCAGGCAGGGATGGAGCCCGGAGGGCAATAAAAAGCCGCCGGGAATCAGCGGATTCCGGCGGCGTTTGCCTCAGAAAAAATCGAAAAAACTTCAGTCGTCTTCAGCGAATATTCGCTGAGCACCTACTGCTGGGCTGTCAAAGGCCTGTGGTCCCTGATGGTGAAAGCCGTCCGGTAGTCGCGACCATCAACGGGGATCGGTTCCCCGGCAATTCCGAATGCCGCCTGTAGGCACTCGGAGAGCAGCTGCTTTTGCTTCTGATAACCTTGGACCCCTTTCGGAGCTTTCACGGGAATGCAGCCGCCGCCTACTGCGAACATCTTCAGGAAGGACCATTGTCGGTTTGCGTTGCCAGTACGGCGATCCATCATGCCTAGCTGAGCGGGCCCGAACTTTCTGGCAGGGGCGTTTCCATGGCTGACGTTGACGTGCTCATCCGAGATAAACGTGATGGTGACGTCGCCCCAACGCGTCCCCGGCGGGAAAGCCAGCGCAAGACCATTACCAGTGGCCGTTTGCAGGGATTGAGTAATCTGGGCCTCGAGCTGCTCCAGCAGCGCGGACAATACCGCCGACGCATAGACCTTGTCTTGATCGTCAACGAGCAAAGCATCGTCAAAGCTGCGGACCTCGGTACCGATGCTTTTCAGGTGCCTCTGTTGATCGGGGGAAAGCGTATATGGTGACGGGACAAGGAGAAGCTGAGGCTGTGCGCTCTGCGTGAGAGGATCTAGCGCTGACAAGCTTTTGCTGGGTTGGCTTCCGCCCTGGAATAGGCCGAACACAGACACGCTTCGACCAGCGACGACATCTCTGGTGCCGATCAGGAACATTCCGTCGGGCCATTTTTTGAAGCCAGCAGGATTCAGAGTGAGGGCGCTGGCTACCATGCCCGAAAACCTCTGAAGATCGAGCCTCTGAATCAGAATGTCTTGGGTCGTCAGGTCCAGAGTGTCGCAGGTGGGAGGTTCATCCTGGCACTCGGCCACAAGGCGCCCGTCCGATAGAGTTATGATCCTGCGGGGGCAGTTCTCACCTGCGCCCGAAGGGCAAGCAACCGAAGTTGACCGCCCCCCCGTATTGGCCAGCAGCGGCGCGATGACCTGCCATTCAGATGGGTGCCCACCGCGCCAATCGATGGCCGGGAGGATGGCTGTGGACAGCAGGTCCAACGTTTCCCAGAAGTTGGTGAGTTTTCTCACGATGCTATGACATCTCAGGCAGTAGTGAAGCCACGGGCAGCCAGCCACTGCTCAACGAGGTCACTGTCGTCGTCACGATCGTAGCGGGCGATATTTGGCAGACGGATCATAACGGACCTGTCCTTCGACGAGTTGGAGAACCGAACCTTGAAGGTGGCGCTAGTGATCTTGCCACCGCGCAGCCTGTCCTGCCACCGGTCACCGAACGCGGCAAAAAGATCATCGGCTTTGCGGATTTCACGCTCGCCAAAGGCCCCCCAGTACTTCTGCACCTCAATCAGTGCGACATGGTCCATCCCCGCGATGTCACCACATGCCAAGGCCTCAACCCCATCGTTGATCAAGGGATCGAAACTGTACTTCGGCTCCTTGCTGAATTGATCCGGGTTATTGAAGAGGATGAAGCTGAGCGTGCCGAGGTAGAGCTCCGTTTCGCCCTTGGTCGTGGTGTGAACGCCAAGTTCACCGGTATCCTCATCATAAACAAGCACGTCATGTTGCTGAGGCCGGTAGAGCTCGGTCGCAGTTTCGCCACTGTCCTGATGCTTGCCTTCGCGCCGCATGGGCAAGCCATGCCTGACCAGCATCCATACACGCCGGTCCCGCCGGAAAACCAGAAAACGGGTGCCGCGTCCTTTCCGCTTGTTCCCGAACCAGTCATCGAAAGCGGCCTGGATCTGGAGCGTCTGTTCTTCAGACACCTCGGGGAACGGCACCGGATCGGGTGACTGGGACCTGAAATACTCGAAACGCTTTTGATTGAAGACAACAGTCCGAGAGTGAGAGTCCCTGAGCAGATCGGGCCGCTCAAGCCAGATGCGAACCGCAATGTCGGCCGGGGTCGCATCGTCTCCAAGCACGAGGTCGAGACCAATAGGTGCAGCAATCTCAAGCAGATCTTCGGCCCGGAAATCGTTGGCCGTTTCGTGGATGAAGTACAGCGCGTCGACCAGTTCGGTCGGCGTGTCATCGTTGGGCGTCATCAGTACACCACTGAGACGCTCGAACGGGAAATCCTCGTCGTTATCCGCCAGTACGATACCCCGGCTAGCGAGATAATCGGACCACGGATTAAACAGCGCCACAAGATTGGCGACGGAAATGTTCTTGAGCCGATCGGCCTTGGTAAACAGACGAGGATTAAATGTCGGCATAGGCACTCCAGTTAGTTCGGGGGGAAATACGTCAGCACCCAGCCTATCGCCCCGAATGGACTTGCCAAGAGGGTAAGTTCCTTTTCTGTTCTCCCGACAGTCCCGAGACCCCGCCGGTAAGTGACAGGACCATCTGGAGTCCTGTCAAATGCCCCACTTTTCCGAGCTTTTCAGCAAGCTGCGGGCCCGCACTCGGGTCGCAGGCTACCGTCTCGCAATCCACATAAATCGATCCACAGACCCCACCATCATCGTGGTCGGCACCGTTGCGGCAGCGAATCACCTGCCAGCACTGACGCTGGTCGTCCTGACCGGAGTGGCCAGCCATGGATAATACCGCAGAACGCGAACGCGCGGCCAAGGTGGCTGCGCTCAAATCCATGGCTTCCGTGCTGGGCCAGATCGGCTGGCACCGGCGCTTCAACGAGCTCACCGACCAGCAGGCGGCAGCCCTCGCTGAGGCCGCGGTCGCCGGCTTCCAGAAGTCGATGTGGCAAAGCGCACCGGAGGTGCCGTTCTGATGCACGGCCCGCTCGACTTCAATCACAGGGACAAGTCTGACACCTTCGCCGATGTCGTGAATACGCGCATCGATGATGCGCTCACCAAGGCCAACGGCGAGCGCGAGCCCCGCTCCTATCTGGGCGGCAGTCGTCTAGGCGAGAGCTGCTGCCGCAAGCTGCAGTATGAGTTCCTGAAGACCCCGCGCGACCCCGGTGAGGAATTCTCCGGCAAAACGCTGCGCATCTTCGCGGTCGGTCATGTCTTCGAGGACCTGGCAGTCGACTGGCTGCTCAAGGCCGGTTTCGATCTGCGGACCCGCAATCGCGACGGCGACCAGTTTGGCTTCTCGGTCGCCAACGGCCGGGTGCGCGGACACATCGACGGCGTCATTGTCGCCGGGCCTGATACACTGGCTGTTCCCGCCCTCTGGGAGTGCAAGTCCGCCAATGCGAAGAACTGGCGCGACATAGTCAAGCGCGGGGTGTCGGCGTCGAAGCCTGTCTATGCGGCCCAGATCGCGCTTTATCAGGCCTACCTCGGACTGACCGAAAACCCGGCCGTATTCACCGCGATCAATAAGGACACCTGCGAGCTCTGGCACGAACTGGTGCCGTTCAATGGCGCGCTTGCGCAGGCCTGCAGTGACAAGGCGGTCAGGATACTTCAGGCCTGCGATGCCAGCGAATGGTTGCCTCGCGTGTCGGCTGATCCCGATCACTTCGAGTGCTCCTGGTGTCCCTGGAAACAGCGGTGCTGGGCATGATTTCGGCTGAACCGGAAGCGCCGAGCGCACCTGTAACCCCCGATCAAGCGATGATCGCAACCTACGCTGACATCGTTTTCGGCTACTGCGACCACCTCGTGCCCGTCCGTGCGCTTGCCGAAAAGGGCGGCGCGGATCAGGTCCCCCACACCCCATTCATGGAGAACGACGCCGATTTCCCGGTGAAGTTGGCAGTGCAAGCTGGCTGGGCTGCGGACAACGGCATGGCGCTGTTCGTGGTTCCCGGCACCGTGGTTGCTGCGGGCGAGGCAAAGGCAGACCAGATCGTCCAGACGCAGGTGATCCTTGTGGATCTCGATCACGGAGACATCACGGCCAAACGTGATCATCTGGCAACCCACCTTGGCGAACCCACGCTCGAAGTTGCTTCGGGTGGGGTGACCGCCGAAGGGCAGCGCAAGCTGCACCTTTACTGGCGCCTGTCCGAGCCTGCCGAGGGAGATGACATCACGACCGTCTGCAGGGCGCGGTATATGATCGCCTGCAAGGTCGGCGGCGACACTTCGTTCCGTTCGGCCCACCAGCCGATCCGCGTTGCGGGGTCTGTTCACACAAAGTCAGGCCAGCGGCGGCTGGTCGAAATCCTCCAGCACCGCGAAAAGGATCATGACCTCGGCGATTTGGTCGAGGCTGTGATGGCCATGCCTCCGATGGAGGGCGAGGTCCCCGATGCTCTCGACTTCAACGATGCCGGTTCCGGACATGGTGCAGTCACCGAATTGTTCGGGCGGGTTGTCCGAGAAGGCGGCGTGGACGGCACCACCCGCTTCGAAGCGCTGACACGGATAATTGGTTACTGGATCCGCCGTTGCCGCGAAGGGCATGTCACCGCGCAGCAGGCATGGCAGGAAATCGTCGATTACAACAACGCCCGGATCGATCCGCCGTGGGAGGAAGCACGCCTCCGCTCGGAAGCCGAGAAGATCTGGAAACTGGATGCTGCCCGTTACGGCGAGGACTATCTCGATGCGGCTGGAGGCGGAGGTCCGCCTGCTGGAGGCGGTCAGAACGGAGGCAGCTCAGCACCGGTCCAACTGACCGAGGACGCGCTCGCGGAGACCTATACCAAGCAGCATTCAGATGACTGGCGATACGTCGCGCCGTGGGGGCAATGGCTGACCTGGACAGGTTCTGTCTGGCGCAAGGAAGAGACGCTGCAGGCGTTTGAATTGTCGCGGCAGGTTTGCCGGGCAGCGGCGCGCCAGGCCGCCAGCGCCAAGCTCAAGGCAAAGCTTTCTTCAGCATCGACCATCGCGGCCGTCGAGCGCATCGCCCGTGCTGACCGACGGCATGCCGAAACGACCGAGGTCTGGGACCGCAACCCTTGGCTGCTGAACACACCGGCCGGGATTGTCGACCTGCAAACTGCGGCGGTCGGGCCTCACGATCGCCCTGCCTACATGACGAAGATCGCGGCTGCGTCCCCGCAGGGCGATTGCCCGGTCTGGCTCGCCTTCCTCGACACCGTCACGGGAGGTGACGTCGAGTTGCAACGCTACCTTCAGCGGATGGCGGGCTACTGCCTGACAGGCGTTACCACCGAACACGCCCTTTTCTTCCTCTACGGCACCGGTGCGAACGGCAAATCGGTCTTCGCCAACACGCTAACCGCCATCGTGGGAGACTACGCGACGGTCGCGGCCATGGACATGTTCATGGCCAGTCACGGGGATCGCCATCCGACCGACATGGCCGGGCTGCGGGGCGCGCGGGTCGTTTCCGCGATCGAGACCGAACAGGGCAGCCGCTGGGCTGAAAGCAAGCTCAAGGCGCTGACGGGCGGCGACAAGATCACGGCCCGTTTCATGCGGCAGGACTTCTTCGAGTTCATCCCGCAGTTCAAGCTGCTGGTGGTCGGCAACCACAAGCCCTCGATCCGCAATGTCGACGAGGCTATGCGCCGCCGTCTCCACATGATCCCGTTTACGGTGACCATTCCGCCCCACAAGCGGGACAAGCGATTGGCTGACCGGCTGCTGGCAGAGCGCGACGGCATTCTCGCCTGGGCGCTTCGGGGATGCCTTGAGTGGCAGCGCATAGGCCTCAAGCCCCCGGCGTCGGTTGTGGCTGCCACCGAGGAATACTTCGAAGCCGAGGACGCCATGGGGCGCTGGCTTGAAGAGCGCTGCGATCAGGCCGCTCACCTCCAGGAAACGTCCCAGCGGCTCTACGCAGACTGGAAGAACTGGGCCGATGCCAACGGCGAATTTGCCGGTTCGAACAAGCGGTTCTCCGAGACGCTCGCGAACCGCGGATTTCAGCGCGCCAACACCAACAAAGCCCGGGGTTTCCGGGGTCTCGCCCTGCGTCAGGCCCAACCCCAGACCAGCCCGATGGAGTTTTGAGAAATGTCAGCAAAATCAATGTCGGTGACGGATGTGACGGATAGTCCCCTTATAGGCGTTACACGCGCACACGCGCGCGCCTCTGGGAGTGATAACGGGCAACCCGTCACATCCGTCACCATCCGTCACGGTGCTGTCCTGGCCCTCGATCTCGGCACCAGCGCCGGCTGGGCCCTCCAGTCTCCCGGCGGCCAGATCACGACCGGCACAGTCTCGCTGAAGCACACCCGCTACGATGGTGGCGGCATGCGCTACCTGCGCTTCCGGCGCTGGCTCGAACAGCTCGACCTTGATGCTGGCCCGGTTGAGGCGGTCTACTTCGAAGAGGTCCGTCGTCACGCCGGTACCGATGCAGCGCATGTTTATGGCGGCCTGCTGGGAATGCTGACCTCGTGGTGCGAAGAACATCTGGTCGCCTACCAGGGTGTGCCTGTCGGCACGATCAAGCGGTTCATTGCTGGCAAGGGCAATGCCGACAAGGCGGCTGTCATCGCGGCCGTTCAGGCCAAGGGATTTGCCCCCGCCGACGATAACGAGGCAGACGCCATCGCCATCCTGCTTTGGGCCATCGAGACCCGTGGAGGTGTCCGGTGAGCGCGGTCGGTTTCTTGAAGCGCGTGGCGCAGGTGCTCGAAGATCGCGGCGCTGCCTACGGCGATCCCAAAGCTCAGATGGAGGCCATTGCCCAGCGCTGGTCGATCACCCTGGGGACACCCATCACGGCACAGCAAGTTGCGCTGTGCATGATCGACCTAAAGCTGGCACGGCTCGCCCACGATCCGGGCTATGCCGACGGCCCAGTCGATGTGATCGGTTATGCGGCGCTCATCCCGGAGATCATCCGTGGCTCGCGGTCGTAAGCGCAAGGCGGGCCGCCGCCACCCCTGCGGCAAGCTGGTCCAGCCCGGCAAGGCCGAGACCCAGCGCGAAGTGACGGCGACCGTGCTTGAGGCGCGTCAGCGCCAGTATGGCGTGAGCGCGCGGCAGGCGAAGGACGAGCGCCTCGGTTCCGCAATTGGGCGGCTGGCGTTCGCCGGCAAGATCACCCCCGAGCAGCTGGCAGCAGCGGAGCTCTATGGTGACCTCATGGCCCGCAACCGCGCAGTCATGGGGCTGCCGCCACTCCACCCGCATTCAGCGGGAGGTCTGCTCCTGGATGAAGGGATCTTCGGGCGCAGCATCACGGAATACGACCCGGACTATGTAGCCAAGATCCGCAAGCGTTCGGCAGCGACGATCCTGATGCTACGGACTGCCGACAGCGATGCCGTTGCTGCGACGGGTCGGCGCCCGAGCGTCCTGGTTCATGCTGTGGTTTGTTACGAGGTCGACGCTTCGGCTTGGGGCGATGCTGACATTCGGAATCTGGGGCATGGGCTCGAAGCGCTGGTTTCCCTGTTCCACATCAAGAAGGACAGTTCGTAGACAGTACCGTCCGCCTACCATTTGAAATAACAAACTGTGATTCAACGATAATTAGCAACAAATGCATTGACGAGGTCATTGCTTTGGTATAGATATTTCTGAAATGTAGAGATGCGAGTTGCGCCCGGGGCTTTCCAGCTTCCGGGCGTTTCTCGTTGCAGGCGTTGCGCGATGGCTGAACGACTTCGGGGACGCCAAGGCATGGCGCAGCGCCTGCGTCGATTAAAGGCCGAACCACTCTGCCGCGATTGTGCCTCCGCCGGGATTGTCCGCGAGGCGACCGTACCTGACCACATTGTGCCGCTGGCCCATGGCGGATCGGACGAGGACAGCAACATTCGCTGCCTCTGCGCCGACTGCCATGCCAAGCGGACTGCCGAACAATTCGGCCGACGCAGGACGGTTTCCGTGGGCCCCGACGGGTGGCCGATCGGCTGACCAGGCCGGGGGGCGGCTCGAAAGTCTGGGCCCTCGGCGGGGGACACCGCGCTTGGCCCAAACTTTTCGCAACCGCGAAACTCGAACCGGGGGTCAGATATCAGAAAGTCTCAGAATTCCGTCTATTTGAGTTGCTATCGTCTCCGAACAGAGCGGTAGTCGCTTCACAAAGACGGAGCGATGCAGATGACCAAGCCGACCCTTCCGACTGCGAACGAAGCCTGGGGCTTCTTCGGAGCTGCAGCTGGCTTTACGGACGCACAGGAAGCTTGGGGGATCGCATTCCCGGAAGTTGCCAAGGCCACCGGCGGAAGCGCCGAGGGGGTTCGGGATTTTCTCGACAGCCGCCACGGCCGCCATTTCGCCGACGATGTGCACAACGGCATCCACTCCGGACTTGGCCTCGATGCCGCCATCGACGCCGCCATCACCCGCTGGATGGGCTGGAAGATAGACCGCAGCACCGCGCGGGAACATGGCATCCCCACGGGGCTGCCTTACCTGACCGGCTTTGTCGGCCTTTACGAGATCATGGTAGACGCAGAATGAGCGCGGCAGTCACCAGCACGATCCGTCTTGCGATCCGCACTCTGCCCGAGAACTTTGACCGTAGCCGGATCGTCACGGTGATCGAGACGATCGAGCAGGAACTCTACGAGGGCGGCGTTTACGCAAGCGCGACCGCCGACAGCATGACGATCGAGATCACGGTCCAGACCGACCAGTTGCTGGACGCAGCGAAGGTTCTGAACGAGCTCGAACTGATTTGATTGGTGGGCCCGGCAGGACTCGAACC